GTAATTCGATTTTTTTCAATTTAGGTAACTGTAATTTTACCTGTTGCGGTATTTTTGATTCGTATTTAGACATTATGTCATCTAAAACTTTATCCATAGCTTCGATACTAAAGTTATCTTTAAGATACTTAATACCTTTACGAGATTTTTCTGCATACTCTTTATAGTTATCATATACATGTCTTAATATTTGTCCGGCATACATATAATTTACTACAAACCAACTTGAGTTAGATAAAATCCAATCATTTGCGGCTGATGGATCTACTTGTTTTACTTCACCTGGTAATAATGTATGATATTCTTTTTTAAGAAAATCTATATGTCCACTCCAATCAGATGTAATTACCGGTTTACCGATTAATGCAAACTCTTGTAATGGTCTTCCATATCCTTCTCCATGCGTAAATGATACCATCGCTTTAATCTTTGGATGATTATATAATGAATTCATTTCACTATCCGTTAAGTCCCCATGTAATAAGTATACGTTGGGAGCTTTAGGTCCAATCATTGCGCGTACTTCTTGTATTTTTCTAGTACATTCTTCTCTATCTATAATACTAAATGTAGCACCGCTCGTCTTTAAAATTAAAGCTGGTTTATTACTTGTAGCTTTATCTTTAAATGCATTACAAAACGTATGAATTAACATACCAATGTCTTTTCTGTCAGCTCCTAATCCACCTTGAATCCAATGTCCTACAAATAAAAATGCAAATGATTCTTTAACATCTTTAAGTTCTTTATCGATGTCAATGTTTATATCGTCAGTTTTAAAATATGTTTCGATATCAGAACCTTCAAGTAAAACTTCAACTGGAGTAGTTAAACGTAACTCGCCTACTTTTTGATTGGTATTTTTATCCATTTGATCATAACTCGTCATCTCAAATACATCTTTACTATGTTGAGATGTCGTAATTATCAAGTTCATACGATTACATCCTTCAATCCATTGTGCAGCGCATACTGTAGTTTCTATACCCGCTGTAATACCGATATTAAATCTACCAACCGCTTGAAACTCGTTTGGTATTGATATCTGTATAAAGATATCAGGCTGTTCTGTAAAATGAGGAACTATTCTACTTCGTATTGCTATACTTAAATCATCGTCATTATCTAACGCATCCATTGGAGTTGAACCCCATGGTAAAGAAATAACTTTAATATCATACTTATTAGAACGTATTAAAGATGATAATATATCTCGTGCATGTGCACCATAACCAGAGCGAGTTGCTACCGGTCCTACAAAACCTATTTTTTTCATATAACTATTCCTGGATTGGTAATTTTTTTCTTTTCTTCAATTTTATATAATGCATAACGTTTTCTCGGCGTCCATTTTTCTAAACACACATTAATATGTTTAATAAAGTTATCACACATATGTTTCGCAGACATCATAGATTCTTCTGATAACATCCATTGTCTTCCGGCTAATCCTCTTGTATCTCTTTCTAATTTAGACATTTGATACCAATACATAATAGCATCTGCAACATCCGTAAAATTAACACGGTCATCAAATATATACGGTGTAGGTACTGAACCTTGTAAACTTCTATTACTTGGAAATACCGGTTTAGCCCATGAACCACATTTTGTATATTTACCTGAATGGTTGCTTGGGAAGTCCGTAGTAAATTCAATCCACTTACCATTCTCGTCTTCGAAGCGCATATAATCTTGTAAACCACCAGTAACGTTATTAATGATTGGTGTACCTGCCATTAATGATTCTGCTCCTGATATACCAAATCCTTCGTTGTTTGCGATATTGATAGTACAATCTGCCATGTTATAATACATGTTTAATGTTTTAGTATCAACTGGTTTATCAGAAAATAATATTTTGTAATCCGGACATATAGCATTTTTAACTGCAAATAAATCCGTACCATTTTCGTCTATCGGCGACGTATGCATTAATAATGCACAACGTTCTGCTTTTTCTTTTGGTAATTGGTCACAAAAATGTTTAAATGATAAAATTACATCTCCTGGTTGCTTTCTGCGTATGTTTCTGTTATTCCAGAACATTAAAAAGTCAATACCATTTTTACCTTTAATATTTTCTACTAACGCTTGATAATCGTTCCACTCAGCATGTTGATTATCGATTGGATAAAAGAATTTTTCGTTAATACCGTGCGGAACATATTGTACTGCCCATTCTTCTTTTGGAAATCTACGTAATACATTTTTAACTATATTCTGCGTTTGTTTACTAATGTTTAATAACATATCGCAAGATTCGTAAAAATCTTCATTCCAAAATGGATATGGCAAATCATCCCAAATGTTATAATACATGATAGGAAGCTTTTGACGTAATTCATGTTCCATTTGATATAACCAACCCCAAAATCTAGGATCGGTAAAATGCATAATTGCATCTGGCTGTTCGACATTAATTATATGTCTTAATAAACCCGGGTCTCCGTATCCATTATTAGCATATATACGTACATTGGCATCTTCAATACCAAATTCTTTTTGAATATCTGCTGATACGTCAATAATTTTTCCTTGGTCGGGATGATTGATAGCTGCACCTACTTGAACCCAGTCAAATATATGTGATGTGCCGATTACAAATTCTTTTGACATCGTAGCGATACCAGAATGTAATCTCAAGTCGTCCGAAAGCAATAATATTTTTTTCTTCTTAGGACGCGTTGTATTTAGCTTACGCAGCTTTGGTAACTGTAACTGTTGCATTAATATAACCTTTTTTAATAAATATTGTATAATATAATAAAACTAACTCATAACGACAAAGCTTTTTTTACGTTTCTTTACCGTATCAATTGCCATCTTATATAAGTCTGTATTTTCGTTTGCGGGTACTAAAACTATTAGTTTTTCTACACTTCTTCCTAATAGCATGTACCTATGGTGATGTTGACTCCCATGATATGGTTGATCATAGTAGCTTTCAGATATAGCAGAGTACAATCCATGCGGAGTATGTGCTGGATTATATTCTTGATAGCGTATATTAAATTCTAATGCATATTTCTTAATGTGCTTTTCAGCTCCCATTCTTGTACCACCGGAAGATATTATCAGTTGATCTCCGAACTTTTGTTTTAAAGAAAAAAGTAAATCTTTTATCTTACGTATATTTTCGTAGTTCTTTGAACCGATAATTCCTATATGCATATTATTTCCTTTATTCGACGATTCGTTTGGCCATCGGGCAGAGGTCGTCATCTTCTGCGAACTCGCAATATTTGCAGTTCTTATATGCTTTTCCTGCAATTGCAACATATTCTCTTTCTGTATTATATTTTCCCTCTGGGGTGAATGAACTCTCTACAAACGATTGCAATTCCCGTAATACCTTATTTCTAGTAGGCTTACCAGATGCCGGTTTAAATTCTTGCACACGTTTTTGAGGAAACATTGACCCCTCAAATAATTTTCTTCTAACTATAAAAAACTGAACATCTATTTTATCAACTTCTACGCCGTATTGCTTTGATAAGTATTCTTTGTATAAAACTACTTGAGCAAGTTTGATAGGATCTTTCTTATCATTATCAGTCCACCCTCTAGTACTCGTTTTAATATCGTATACTAATAGTTTATCATCAACGGTATCTCTTATAATCAAATCAATGAAACCCATTAATTTAACCTTAGGACGGCTGTCAAATGCAGTTACATATAAAGGAAACTCAATTGCAATTAATTCATATCCTTTAGTAGTAAAGTAAGCCGTACGTTTCTTACGTAACCATTCTAATATATTAGTACCGTCTTGAAGAAACTCTCCTAACTCAGCGGGAGTTGAAAAATGTCTACCCAATTTTTCTTTTTGTTCTCCATATAACTTAAACATTTTACTTTTTAGTAAACCTGGCAAGTCCATATTGTCTGCGGTCTTAGCGCTCATTTCATATAAGCACTTTAACCATTCTTGTACAGTTTCGTGAAATGCTGTACCGAACAATGTATGAATACTAGGACTATCAGTACGAAGCTTCTTTACGTAAGCTAATTCCCATTTCTTCTGACATGATTGATACATGGAAAATTGTGAATATGATATACGCATATCTCCTTCCTCTGGTTGTGGTTGACTAAATCGTAAAAAATTTTTCATTATTTAGAACGTAATTCTTTAGCTTTGTTTAAATACCAATTGGCTTTATTAAGGTCTTGTTCAATCGGTTGACCTGGCTTTTCACCTAATCGCATTTTATATTTAAACGCGTTCATTTCACAAAATGTGATTGTGTTTTCTACACCCCATATATCTACCATCATATCAATAACCTCTTTACCGAAAGTATTGTAATGTTTGGGATGATTAATATGTTCGTAATTACTACCTACTGCTGTTATCATTTTAATAGTTTTTTGATTTCTTTTTCGTCCTTGCCATATCTTATAAGCAACTCTTTAAATATATGGTCTTTTTCTTGTATTTTCAAGATTTCCGTGTATTCGATTGCCTCGGTTTCACTAACTTGTAAATGATCTTTTATAATCGTAACGAGTTCTTCATTTACGGTTTCTTGTTTCTTTCCTTTAACATATTTTGAAAAAAACTTTTTCTTAGGTAGAAAATCGTAATAAAGTTTATAAACGTCTCTTGGCTCTAACAATCCGATTGTATAACGTTGAAACATATCAACATATTCAATTAGTTCTGGAGTTTGACTTAGCCAACGATTAATTAGATAAGGCGAGAAACTCTTCCTGTCTAATTCAGAAAGAGTCTCCCACTTACGTTTTTTATCCGTTATGAAACTAAGATGATCAAATAATGAGGCCGGTTTTTGTGGTTCCTGATTCATTGTTTTCTTTTTTAGTCGTTGGTTTTTTTGGCATAAACGTTTCGTTAACGCCACCACAATCATCACATCTAAATGTTGGAGCCGGAATAATTACATCCTCATTTGCTCCTACTAATAACTTAGGTACTGAATTCAGTACTACTACTTGTTTAAAAAACATACCACCGCAATGTTCACATACAATTTGTGATACATCTTCTGGCTTAATGTTTAGATTCATTTTTTGGTTTGCCATTTTTATTTCCTTATAACATCTAATATTTTTATAAACATTGCCATTACATGTAATTCTTTATCAACAGCAAATGAATCTGTACTTTGTGATTCTGCTAATGATAATATTACAGTAGCTAAATTACCTGTTGCATATTCATCTAAATGTTCATATAGATATGAATATAATGCAGTAAAGTCTTTTACTTTGCTATCGGCTAATAGTTGTCGTATCTCTGTAAAACTATCTCGTTTAGATTTTTCTGCTTTAAGAATATCTAATACCTTCAACATATAGTTCGATTGCATTAAACTTTGTTTGTCCATCTGCAATTGATTATTAACTATCTGACGTTGACATGTATTAAGAATACGTCTTATATCTGGATAACTACTATTAACTACGGTAACCAAATCTTCTTTTGAAAAGGTTACTTGTTCATCCGTTAATATTTGAGCTACACGTTTAGCTACTTCTGATTTAGATGGCGGAGTAACTCCAAAGGTTTGACATCTAGATTGGATAGGGTCAATAATCTTTTCAACATAGTTACATGTTAAAATGAATCTAGTTGTTTTACTAAATGTTTCCATTAGATTACGTAACGCCGCTTGTGCATTGGGAGTTAAATAATCTGACTCATCTAGTATTACAATCTTCCATCTACGGAAACCAATAGTACTGGCAAAGTTCTTTATCTTAGTTCTTACTGCTTCTACATTGTTTTCATCAGATGCATTAATATACATAATATCTGCATCGACATTTTTTGCAATAATCTTAGCTAAAGTCGTTTTACCAGTACCAGCTGAACCATAGAATAATAGATGCGGCACATCTCCGTTCTCTAAATAGATACGAACCTTATCCAAGATAGTTTCATTACCTACGTAGCCTTCTAATGTATCCGGACGATATTTTTCAACCCAAAGACTATTTTCTATTGTTTCGTTTCCAAACATATTATATTGATTGTAATTGTACTAAAAAATATTCTGATGAATAATCACTACCGTTAAATACTACTCTAGCTAAACCTTGAGACGATACTTC